TTGAGTGACCCGACACCATATCTTGACCGTGCCAAAATCACATCGTCACGATGATTGAGTTTGGCAAATACATCACTGTTTTTGATTGTGTCATCTGTGACCGCACCTGCTGCAATTGTTTCAATGAATCCCAAATCTTGTGATTCCTCATTGAAGCGTAGTGCGTAACCTGATATTGTTCTGCCTTCAACTGACTTGACTTCGCATTTTTTACTTCTCTTTTCCATCCTCTGTTTGTGTGTTTTTTTCTCCTATTGTGTTTGACGCAACATCGGTATAAGCAACTATCAGTTTGTCACCGCCTTCAATTGGTGAAAAACCAAGTGCATGTCTTGCTTCGTTGCGTGTCAAGATACCCTTGTCAACCAATGTGCTGTAATAGTTTGCAGTTGCGGATTTGTCAGCAAGCAACATGTGTTCTTCATCAAAATCAATGTGCAAATTGAATTCGGATGGTTTAAGTAGTTTGCGGTTGAATTCATCCTCTAACAACTGAATATATGGGGACAATGTATGAATGACAAAATCCAATTGCGCCTGTTCCAATGACCCATATTGCGTGTGTGAGAGGTCACCAATCAATTGAGGTGATACATTGAAAAATCTTGCTATTTCGGTGATGTTGAATTCTCTTGTTTCCAACATCTGTGAATCAGTTGCATTTGCGCCTGTTGCTATGTAATCAATATCGGCACCTAACACAGCAATTGAACTGCCGTTTTGCCCATTTTGAAACGCTTGTGACCATGATTGTTTGATGTCAATTTTCTGCTGTGCTGTCAGCATTTTTGATGACTTCAAAATACCATTGACAGCACACCCACTTTCAAAGTAATCCTTTGCTGAATTTTCGGTTGCACTTGCCAACCTGATTGTTCTGTCTGCGTATGTCATCAACCCATTACCCACAACACCGTTTTGTGCGTCTTTGTATATGTGCAAAACATTGATAGGTTCAACCCTTCCTTTCTTGATGGATGGGATGATGTAGAACAATTTTCGTGATTGTTCATTGTATTGGATTGTATATGATGAATGAGGACAATAGATGAGGTCAATGACCGTTCCATCTGCTGCCCTCTCAATGTAGCACAAACCATTGCCATACAAGAGCATGTCATGCACCATGCACTTGATTAGCATAAATCTTGTAATCAAACCACTTCTAAAAACGGTATTAAGAGAATGATTTTCCACCAACTGACCTGTCTGTTTATCTCTGATATGAATAGGAATAGCAGCAAGTGATTTTGAAATCAATTCAGTTGCCGCATATACTGCTGACAATGCAGTTGGTTGCATTGACGCATACTCTTTCAAGAATGACAATGCAACAGGTATCGTGTACTCTTGTACATCGTCATTTCGTTGTTCAATTACAGGTTTAGGTTGTGGGGTTTTTCGTGAAAATAATCCCATTAAATTTCTATATATCTGATTGATGTAATATAGTCATTAAGATGGGAAAAATTCAATGAGAAATCACAATACCGAAACATCAATACCACCGCCTTCATCAAGATATGCACCCAATGCTTCGACCATTGAAATCACAGCGTCAATTTTTGCTTCCCTTGTTGGTTTATCAGGTTTGCAGTTGTCATTGTAATCAATGCGCAATTTGACATTGTTGAAGCACCATCGGACACACTCATTTGTGTCAATAATCACCTTGCCTGATTTCACTAACATTTCAAACAACTTTGTTGGTTTGTTGAAGTTGCCAAGTGATTGTGAATACGGTTGCATGTTCAACCCATTGTTGGTTGCATTGATTGCGTATTGTGTAGCGTTATATGCGTCATACGCAATGACAATGAAGGGGGTGATTGAATTGTCGTAGATTTGATCATGAAGGATGTAGTCGTAATCAACGACATTGCCATCCGTGATTGTGATTTGTTTTTGCTTCTGCCATTTGAAATATAGTGACTTGTTCACATTGTCATTCAGACACGAAGCAGGTACATAAATATGCGTCTTGAAAATGAATTTGTCCGGATACAATTTGCGGTTGGGGTTTGGTGCAAGCATGACGGTTGTGGATGTCAAATCTGACACAGCTGATAAATCCACACCAACAAATGATTGTTCGTCTTTGAAATCCTCTAAATTGATTGGTTGCATACATGATGAAATGACATCGTTTGCAATCCATGTGTCAGACGATTGGCAGAACAAATTGAACTGCTTTGTTTTCACCCCAAATTCCAATGATGTTTGATTGAGTGCAGAGCGTACTTGGTCACGCAGATATTCGTATGTGACCGTTTGCCCAATTGACGGATTTGCCTTCACCCAACAAGATTCATCATTTGCCCAATCGTCATCCTCATCCAATTCATACAATGCCGTGAATTGTGAATCATCCACCTTCTCATTTTTGAGTATCTGAATGCATGTTTTGCGCATTTCATACAAGGGGTATGAATCAAGCAAATAACCTGCCGTTGAAATGACTATTGCCAATGGTTGTTGTCTGTACCCTTGTGACGATTTCAAAACATTGTGCAAATCCCATGTCTTTGCTGCGTGCAACTCATCTTCAATAAATGTGCTTGCTGACAAACCGTCCAATGTCATTGAATCAGAATTCAGCACTTGAATGATTGACTTTGTGCATGGCATTTTGATTGAATCACGGAAACGCTTGAACAAGACACCATTGCTGTCAATAGATTCCGCAAAATTGTGTGTCATGTCAAAACCGATTTTCGCCTGTTTGCCTGAATTGGCAATGAAGTCAATTTCTTGCCCATCTTCACCATCCAATAACAACTGCACAATTGACAATGCAGCAGCAAGGCATGTCTTGCCCTGTTTGCGTGCCATAAACAGCAATACATTTTTGGTCACTCTCAATTTTGTGTCATTGTATTTGAAACCGAAAATGCCTGCAAAAATCCATTGCTGATAGGGTAACAAGATGAAGGGTTGGTGTGCGCATTTGCCTGTACTATGTTTCAGTTTTGACACAATGCGAATCCTCTTATCTACATCCTTGTAATCAAAAAACAAGTCATCCCTATTGAACCAACTTTTGAAGCGTTCACAAGCAAGATATAAGTGTTTTGAAGATGGTATCTTTTTGTTCAGTATGTCATTGCAATACTGAATGTAGGTTTTGCTTTCATCGTATTCAGTCATCAGCCGTTCACCAACTCATCCAATAATTGTTTTGCGTCAATCGTGGAAGCGTTGTCTTTTATTTTTGAAGCAGCATAAGGTGTCAATCCAAAATCATGTGTCAAGCGCATGATTGCATTTTGAGAAGTGTTGAATTGTTGCACCGCACCTGATTTCCGTTTGACCCCCTGATGGTCATCATGTTGGAATCCGTTTTGTTTCATTTCATCCCTTGCATCAAATAGGATGTCAAGGTTCATTGCAAGGATGTCTAAATTCAGGATGTATTGTGCATCTACTTGACCGTATCTTTCCGTCAATGTTTGACACATGATTTGCATGTATTCCTGTACCTCTTTTCTGTACTCTTTGTATCTGTCAGTTAAGTTTATCATTATCACCTAATCGTGTATATTTTTGCCCATTAAAATTTTCGGAAACTTCCGAGCGTGCTTACAAACTTGTGTGCGGTATTTTGTTCTTGATGTGCTATAAAATCGCTATGCCCCCATGTCAGATGGGTGGGTGTGCTTCATTTGTGCATGAATTTCGTCATGACATTCTGAACAAAGTGACTGCAAGTTGCGTTCGTCAAGTAGAAGTTGCCATTGCTCACTTTCATCCTTTCCCAACAGAAAAGGTTTGACATGATGAACCTCTGTTGCTGATGTTGTCTTTTGGTTCAGCAAACAGCGTTCGCAAAGAGGATGGGTTGCAATATATGATGAGCGCAACAACCGCCATGCCTTACTGCCATAAAACTTTGCTGATTGATTGTCATGCTTGTATTCAATTGTGGGTTGCACAATCTGCTTTCTATTGATTGTTGGCATTGAAGTTTCGTATCTGTTTTTCTAATTCCTTGCACTTGTTTGATGTCATCATGTGCATTTGTTTGTATTCCTCATCTGAATACCATTCGCGGTGTTGTTCTATGCTGTCACGTCGAGCAACATATAACATCCACAAACCGCATAAGATGTCAAATCTTTCTTGTCTTGTCATAATTGTGTTCTGATTGTTTTATATAATAATAAACACTTTTAAGACAAATGGATGAACAAAATAATATAGTACAAAATTTGTGTGATTTTCATTGTGGTCGTAGATTGCTCATAGAAGCGTTTTAACGCTCTTTTTTCCTTCGCTGTGTGATTTATTATTTTGACCGCAAAAGAGCATTAGAAGCAAGTAGAATGGTGTTAGATTTGCTTCTACGATTGCACCTTTGCGGTTGGTGTGCAACTTGATTGTTCTGTACAACTTTTTATTTTCGTTTTTATGTAATTTTATATATATAAAGGGTTACAAAATTTTGAAAACAAAAAGTTGTACAGAATAGGACAATTTAGGGTTGGTGTGTATTGATCCAAACATCGACAAACCGCCTACCATATTTTGAATACGCTTCCTTCTTTGATTTGAACACTTCACCGTTCACAATGATGTTCTTTGACTTGTGTTCGTTGTGCTGTTTTGCATGTGTGTGCTTGCTCATAACATACGCGCAAATCTCCTTCATTTTGTCATCATTCTCAAAGGGTATTTTGTGCGTTTCACCCATCATGTCACCGTTTGCATATTCATTGACAATTTTGCGCAATTTCTTGATTGTCTTGTAAGCGTCATCCTCTACCATTTTGAGGTTCATTCCTTCCTTCCAAATGCACCGAATATATGCAGCAACAATGTGTTCGGTTGACCATCGTTCATTTTGCATGATGACCAAAAATGCATTGTCATAATAGTTTTCCCAATCATGTTTCAAATGCAAGAATGTGGAATAGTTTTTGACATCTGATTTCGTGATTGATTTCTTTGTTTGAATGGTTGACAAAACCCATTCTCCAAACTTGTCACATGTTGCTTCAAAATCACTTCCATTTTCCTGATACATGATATTAAGAATGTTAGTGATTTGTTGCTTTGTGTCACCTGTACAAATCTTCTCAAATGTGTCATTCGGTTTGACCCACAATTGACCGTCTTTTTTGGTGTGGATTTGCCCATAATCAAAGTTAGCTAATTGACCCCCAAATGTGTCACTTCTAATTCGTGTTTTTTTGATGTCTTTCACATCTTCT